GTAGAACGTCCCTTTAAAAAACGGTGTCCTTTACGGCTATTGCATGACTTACACGCACTTGTTAAGTTCTCCATTGACCATAATTCACCGCCTACCTTACGGCTAACTATGTGGTCAACTGTTGCATCACCACCGGTTATGTCCTTATGGCAATAGGTACATGTCCAACCGTCACGAGCCAAGACTCTAAGCCTTAACTCTTTCCACTTCATTGTTCCTAATGCTTGTTTACTAATGCCAGTTCCTGCTTTCAAAGTGTGACCACGCAGCGCAAGCATTGATGTAACCATACTCATCCAACTTATATCTGTGTTTAATATATTTAAGCCCGTAATCTACTTGTCTATATGGGTCAAGCCCTTTCATTAAAGGGTTCTTTAACTGAGGAATACCATAATGACTACCATTAACAGCATTAGGATTCCATGCACTTTCTTTACCATATAACTTAGATAGGCATGAGTATTGTTTACTAGAGGCTATCTTTTGTGCAGCATAAGCCTTTACTGATATTTGATAAACAACAGTATCATCAATGGTATCAATCTTTTTATCAGACACCTTAATGCTAATTAAGCATAAGGCTGCCCCAAATGCAACGAGCGCCGAACTCGCGAGCCAGCCCCTCACGGGGCTCGCGTTAGCGCCTTTAGGCGCTTCGCTTGCTCGTAGCGTACTGCCCTTGTCAAATCGCTTGCGCACAATTAATCCTTTCGTCTCACTATGTGAGATGTGATCTATGCCACATATAGGTACACATTATTTTAAGGTCATCAGTTTCACCCCATGTTTGATCATAACCGGTTTCAACCATAACCCTCACTCCACTCATGACTACACTCATTACATAAATGTATGTAATAAGTTGCACCGCTCTGATATTGCTCGGTAGTTGTGTTATATCCTAAACACTCAGGACATTGATCTTTTCGCATACCGAACAGGTTAAACCTTCCATCATCCACGCCCCACATTTATTGCAGCGCACCGGTTCAACCATTTAACACCCTCATAAACTCTTTCATTGGCAACAACACCACATATTCGTCAACTTTCTCGCCCTGCCCATTGCAGCGCAATACTACGAACCCAAGTTTATCTGATTTCCTAGCATTTAACTGTTTAATCCATGCTAAAGGCGAGAATTTAGTTACTGCCTTAACCTCTATGTCATAGGGTGTACCTATAATGTCGCTGCCTTGCCTACCTGCACCGGCAGACTCAGCATACTCAAACCAAGTTTTTAGGTAATCTGCAACAACCTTTTGAGTACGGTAACCCCTATGTTTCCTGTGTTGACTCATCAAATCCAAATAACTCTAACGGAACTCTCCAACCATTAATTGATTCATCAAAAAGTTCGTTAATGGCATAAAGGTCAGGCTCTAAATGACCGAACACAAAAACCTGAGAAAATGTCTCATCATCAAGGCATTTGGTTGCAATCAATACCTTATCCAAATCCTTTTGCCAAAATGGTATTGCATTACTTGTCCTAACTGATCTAACCTCACCCCTCACCCCAATATCAGGTAAATGCTTTCTTAAAGGGTATGACTCGTTGGGATACCAAGGAACAGTCCATGTTAAATTATACAATTTGGCTGCTGCATATTCACAAACGTTTGCTCTTATGTTTGCCAAAACCTCATGCTCTAACTTGCCATTGGCTTTACCTTCAGCGTAATTAGGTCGGTCAATGGAGTCCCATTTCATTAACCAGCGTTCAATGGCAAGTTGAGTGCAAACCCGAACCTCGTCTTTACTCAGGTTTACGATCATTTAACCCGTAATCTATGTGATTAATGCAACCGCAGCCCACGCATGTACGGATACCGTTTTCATTGGTCATACGTGGGTCGTTGCAGAACTCACAACATTGAGCAAGTGGAACAACGTCAGGGACAACACCCTCATCTGTAAAGGTTAGTTTCAGCCCATCAGGGTAGATAATTTCCATGTCACCCATTGTTTTCCTCACTTTCGCAAGAACAACGTTTTAATCTGATTTCTTTTTCTTCACAGGTTTCCACAAAATAGCCTTTTTCATCATAGGCTAATCTATGAATTAGGATTTTTTCTTTCATGATTCAGTTTCCTTAAAGAACCAGCGTCCATTGGCTGACAAGGTTGCCCATTGCGCCTTACATTGTTGGTCTTTTGGTTTCCCACAGCCACACACATAACCATAATAAGGTTTCCCACCTTTACTAATTCCCTGCATTAACTTTTGTTTACCACTTTCACATGGCATGGGCTCAGGTGTGTTTGCCGGCAATGCATCCACTACATCACCAACAGACCAAGCAACAGGTTCAGGTTGTTTTTTATCTGCGTTAAAACTAGACCTCAAAGCATCTTCAACGGCTGCTGATCTTGAACCTGCCGCGCTGTAAACCCTTGATTCTAGTTTTTCTTTAAAAGTCTTTTGTTGAGTTTCTGCTGCAACAACTTTAGCCATTTCACTTTGACTTGGTCGCTTGCCTTTAGCGGCGTATCCTGCGTTAGCGAGGCTGCGCCCAATTGCAGAAGTTTCCGCGTTCTCCAATGCAGAAGTTGAATTGACACCGCGATCAGAAATGATTTCATAAGCAAGCCCAGTAGCAAACGGTTGGCTGTCCACGCATGTTCTATAAATCTTGGCAAGAACAATAAAACGCTTTTCGCTGTTCTCCAGCAACTCCGTATGAACCATAAAATCAGGATAGTCAGCAATAAACCTTCCAAGTCTCACCTCAACCGTCTCATAATCATTAATATTAAATGCCATTGTTCACCTCAAAATCTTCCTCATATTGATTTAGGATTTCTGAGTAAATTGCCGCGTAACCAATGAGGTCTTTAATACTGTCTTGATGATTTGGGGTCTCTGTGAGCCTTGAGACTTTGACCAAGAGCATACACATTGAGGCTTGCATTGGCGATATGTAATCTCCAAGGTAAGCAGTCCACAGTTCTGAGATTCGTTCATGATTCGTTCTGCTACTTCCATAAATTTTGCCTCTATCATGCAACGTTGCCTGTACTTCCTCTAGTAGGTTATTTCTGTTTTTCATAATCAAATACCTCATCAATGGAGTATTGGCGTTTAACTTGTTTCGCCGTTGAATAGCCATTTACCCAACCCCGTTGTTTACCGATCTTAAATCCTGTATTCCAACCGGTGTAATAGGCTGTATAAGATGCAGCCAAGGACAATAAAAAAATGCTAATTGCTGTATAAACTGTCATGATCTATCCCAACTGCCAGCAAAATCAGTAGTAAAGATAGCCTGATCAAATTTGAGGTCATAATTTATATGGAAATCAAATTCAATTTGTTGTAAGTATTTTGTTGCAAGTAGCAACTCAGCCTGATTGGTCACCCAATAAATGAATCTGTGTTCGTAATTAGGTGCAACCGCAAACCTAGCGTTTTGCACTTCCCAATCCTGATCTTTAAATTGCATTTGTTGTTCCGTTAACAATTCAAAATCATCAAGAGTTAAGTTCATAAAATCCTTTCCGTTAAACCAAGTCCGTTAACTTGGATAAGAGAAGGATGACATAGAGAACCGACACCCACAATGTGAGCGCCGGCGTGTTTCATAACGATTTGATAACGAACCCTAAAGGTTAACCATAGACTTTACCTTCAACAATAAAACTTCCGTCCTTCTCAATAGGCACAAACACAGGGCTAACTTTCTTATCCTGTACGTATAAAATGCCAAATCCTTGTTGCCAGTTTCCCGACCCACCTTTTAGATATTTTGCAGACTTGAAACTCATTAAGTTCCCGACCTCTAAACCGTATAAGGTATGCCCTATTTTGCCCCCTGAAGAGGCTGTAATCGTTCCCAAACCCCCACGGTGAGTATGTCCACACACCACGGATTTACCATGCCTTATAGCCAATCCTAGGGCTGTTTGTCCACCTTTTTGAGACACTTGCCCCTCATCTCCATGAAGGACAATCCAGTTAGGTGCAATAGGCATTGGTTCACGCCAAAACTTTATGCCTAATTCAGGCAATCCAAGCCAATTTTCAAATCTTAATTCAGGTAATGCAGCAAAAGCCGGCAATCTAGTTTTAATTGAGTTCCATAATCGGTCTGTATGATTAGACCTAACCATATCTGTTACCTGTAAGTCATAAAGGATTTGTTTAGTAAGTCGCCGATCTTCGTCAAGTGTGCCAGCAAACTCTCCAGCCAATCCCCGTTCCCATTTTGAAAGTTGGGGTAAATCGATTTCGTCTCCAACGGTTGCGACTTGGTGCGGCTTCCACTTGGCAATAAAGCGAACAAGGTTTCTAGTTGCGATTGGGTCATTATAGGGGCATTGAAGGTCAGAAATTAAAACGATTTTTTTAATCGTCATCCTCTTCCGGAGTAGGAATCACAGGGATAATACCTTTGTCGCCAACAATCCAATCAGGCATTGACTCAGGGCTATCCATTAGGTAAAGGGCAACAGACTCAGTAAATCCAGCCTTACGTGCCGCTTTAAACATTTCATGCTTGCAGATATACCATTGATCTAACTTAGTTAATGGGTCAGGCGTTTTTCTAACTCTACGGCGATTAATCTTTTTGCGCTTTGTCGTTTTGCGAGTATCAGCCATGATTAATTTTACTTCCTATTTTCTAAAAACCGCATCATTTCTTCTTGGCGCGTTTCTATTCTTGCCAAGCGATCTGCTAATGAAGAACCTGCATTTGGAGTTAAAGTCCACAGCCATCCTTTAATAAGAAAGCGGAGACCCAAAAAGAAACTTGTCAATATGGCGGAGACGGCGGCGGCTAAACCAGCCCATGCGGCGGCATCCATTATTTGGCATTAATACCATAGTCAGCCTCAGTACCTGAGGATGGGTCAACGGCTTTTGCGATAGGGGCGACAATTGCGCCAAGTAATGTTGCATAGGCAGGATGTATGTCAGCCACTATTGCTAATGCGACTGTAATTCCTGAAGCGATTACTGCTCTTAAATAAGACTTAAGTGCAGCCTTATGCTTATTTTTCAGTTTCATCTGTTCCCCCTATAAGTGGTATGTTAAAAAAATCTCCGTTGTTGTCCTGATTCTTTCTAAAACTAATATGTATGTGGTAATTATGAGGATTAAATCCTTTATAGCGCCGCCATTTGTAATTCATGATTGGACTTGCAATCATCCCTAAATGGATTACATAAGAAACACGTCCGTTACTTTTAGCGTATTGTCTAATTTGATCTGCCAAATATGCTGAATCCCCTTTGTTGTCAGAAAGGCGAGCGTCAACGTCAATTGCCCTAACGCAAAAGTTTGACCGGTCAGGGATGTGATCTGATTTACCTGCCAATTGATGACGTAAATCTGCAATCCACCCATCAGATTTACGGGAACGACTTTCGTAAGTATCATCAATTTGATTTCTTAACTGCACAGCCGCTTTAGATAACCAAGGTTTCATTTGTCACACTTCCTCAAGATTGTGCTATAAACCTAAAGCCCTTAAATCATCAGTAGTTAAACCAAGTGCGGCTAACTTGCCTTCGGCTGTTGCCTTAGCCTGAGCCTTTGCTTCGGCTTCGGCTTGACGGGCTGCATCATTAGCATTATCAATTTCCCTTTGTGCTAATTCTTCGGCAGTTGCATCCCGAATAATTGTTTCTTTTGTTAAATGATTATATTCTGATATTTTCATTATTTCGCCAATCCGTAAACTGATACTGTTCCTGTTATTGTACCTGAACCAATATTGATAGAAAATCCATCAATAGTAGAGGTGTTGTCCTGTTGCCAAACGCCCGTGTGTATAGAACCCATTTGTGAGCCTGAAGTTCTACTAGCATAAGCCCCATAAGCGTAAGTTGGACTAGTTGTAAATACATCACTTATACAAAATGATCCCCAATAATACGCTCCACTTGCAACATTTGCTAACCCAATAAATTCTGAAACATTATTGCTAGTAAAAGTAGTTATGCCAGCACTATTTCCCAATAGAATTGCAGCGTAATTACCAGTAGAGATATTACTTCCACCATTTCTTAATTTTACATTTCCACTAGCATTAGCACTAGCAGTATGTGAAAAAATAAACTGATAATTTGTGTAGGTGCTGCTAAATACATTGTCTAAGTTTACTGCTGATACCGCTGTATATGTAGTTGTGCTAATCAAAGTCATTCCACTACTAGCAGCAGCCCACTTAAGTCCAGTAGCCTGTGCACTATCCGCTACGAGTGTGGTGCCGTTTGCGCCTACTGCTAGACGTGTATCGCTAGTTCCAAAGGTATAAAGATCACCTTTAGTAGTTAGTGGAGAAGTTGCACCCGTCTGAATATAATCATAAAATATTGCAGTTGAAGCGCTAGTAAAATATAAAATACCTGCGTCATATTGCGGAAGAATTAAACTGCCGGCGGTTGAAACAGTCGCAGTTCCAGCAGTTACAGTACACAAACCAGCGCCTAAGTTTTGTATAAATACTGTATCGCCGGCTGCGAACAATGCGGTGTTTACTGTTATGGTTG